AAAGATTTCGCTCGTAGCGTTATTCAAGACTTGATTGCTATTCAATTGAAGGCTCAAGCTATTGCAATTCTTCGCATGATGTTTGCCCCGACAGTTGGACCTCAATTGGACGCTGGCGCTTTACCATCTAGCTTTAATCAGTACCTTGCTCCTAAAGCCGCTGGTGGCCCTGTGTCTGGGAATACGCCTTATCTCATCGGAGAAAAAGGCCCGGAGTTGTTTATGCCTTCTGGCTCTGGAACTATTGTTCCTAACAACAAAATGGGCAACATGGGCGGCACTACAAATGTCACCAACAATTACATCAACGCGATTGACACCAAATCGTTTGAGGACCGCTTGCTTGGCAGTTCTAATGCTATTTGGGCTGCAAATCAATACGCTGGTAAATCATTAGCAGTTAACAGGGGCCGAGCATGAGCTTCCAAACCATCTTTGAAATTCAGCAATCCATGACGGTGAACAATCGCCGTATGGTTGGACAACAGGTCGCTAGGTCTGGCTACATCACTGTGGCGCAATACCTAACCGCTGTGCCTTGGGTGTTTACCATCCAGCCACATGAGTATCTGTACTACCCACAGGTTCGCAGCATCATTCAGGCCATCGACAACAAAGACCGTCAGTTGCCTGAAACGATTACCTTCAATAGCTCTAACCTGTCTTGGTTCACCAAGATGCAAGGAACGGCTACAGCAGCTACTTTGAATGGTACGCCAACACCTAACACTCAGACGCTTGCACTGACCTCTAATGGTACATTTAAGGCTGGTGACTTCATTATGATTAATGGATACAGCTACAAGATTACAGCCGATTCTGCTGGCTCTTCTGTAGGCATCAATCGTCCATTGATTGGCACACCTACTTCTGGCACAACGGTCTACATTGGTAATGCTTGTACATTTACTGTTGTGGCTGAAGCTTGCCCAACATATACTCTTAATCCAATGACGGATGGAGCTTATGTTCAGTGGGATGCGCCATTTGTCTTTCGGGAATACATAACATGACAACTATCTATGCGGTTAACGGCCCTCAAATCATCCACGCAGAATTCGTCAGGCTTACTGTCGGAACTGCTGAGACTGTTTATACATTTTGCAATGCTGCTGCACCTGTTACGGTTAATGGCATTACATTTTCAAATCTTGGTGCTTTACTTAATGTTGGTGATGTTCAGCGCGACATTAAAGCGACTTCTGATGACATGACAATTGCTTTGACAGGCATTGACCCAACTAATATTGCTTTAATTCTTAGCAACGAAATTAAAGGCTCTTTGGTAGAGGTTTGGCGAGGCTTCCTTGATTCGAACAATCAAATCATTACTTCACCTACTACCCAATTCTTTAAACGTTACCAAGGCATCATTAACAGCGTTTCAATTACTGAAGATTTTAATTCTCAGCTTAGAACCCGTATTGCAACCTGCTCTATTTCTTGTTCTTCAATGCGCAGGGTTTTGGAAAATCGTTTGTCTGGCGTTAAGACGAATCAAAAAAGCTGGCAATCGTTTTACGCTGGTGATGCATCAATGAATCGTGTCACTGAAATTGCCAATACATACTTTGACTTTGGCGCTCCACCGAAGACTCAAACTCAAGCAAGTGAAACAACAGTAACAATGGATAACTCGGCAGGTGATGCATCTCCATGATAAGACTAGCTACAAGATACGATATTCCAAGGTTGCTTGAGATTGTGGAGGCTTACGCCTTTGAGAATCCAATCAAAACACTTGGGAAAAAAGAAAACCATGACCCTGCTTATGTTGAGCAATTGTTGTTCAGCATCATTCAAGGGAAAGGGTTTATCTACATTGATAAAGGATTGCGAGGGGCCATCATTGCTGTAAAGCAACAAAATGTTTGGTGCCCTAAAGTCAAAGAATTGCATGAGTTGTTGTGGTGGGTTGAACCTGAATACCGCAACGGCACATTGGGTGGAAGATTGTGGAAAGCATTCGACCGTACAGGAACGGAAATGCTAAAGCGTGGCGATGTTGATTTGATAGTAAGTTCAATCTCCTCTAAAGGACCTTGGATTGATTACACTAAGCGTGACTATGAAGCAGTAACTGCAAGTTTTGTGAAGGAATAAAAATGGTCGGGACAATGATTGTTGGTTATTTGGCGGGTGCAAGCGCAGCAACTGTTGCAGCTTCATTTGCATTAACCGCTGCCGCCTTTGCTGTTAACTTTGCGGTGTCAATGATTGTCACCAGAATTTTTAGCGATAACCCAGAAAGCCAACAAGATATGGGGGTGCGCCAGCAAGTGCCTCCTAGTGCTGTAAACGCTATTCCTGTTGTCTATGGTGAAGCGTACATGGGCGGTACGTTTGTTGATGCGGTCCTGACAACTGACCAACGCAAAATGTACTATGTGCTGGCTATTTCTAGCATCAGCCCTAATGGTCAATTTACATTCGACCAAACAGAAATGTATTACGGTGACCAGAAGATTATTTTTGATGGCACTGAACCCGGCAAAGTATCTGGCTTAAGCGATGAAGCCACCCCAACTCCGCATGTAAACGAAAAAATTGATGGCAACTTATTTGTTTATCTTTTTACTTCGAGTCAGTCTGGAGTAATCACCCCAATCAACAGTAGCGGCTCTTTGCCAAGCGACATTATGGGCGGCTCTGACATTCAAGCTGCACAGCGATGGCCTTCCACTGGTCGTCAAATGAACGGCACAGCATTTGCAATTATTGTCCTAAATTACAACCGTGAAGCCGATACAACTTCACTTCAGCCAATTACATTTAAAGTTAAGCATGCACTGAACGGCACAGGCGTAGCAAAGCCCGGTGATGTTTGGTATGACTACATCACAAATCCTGTTTATGGCGGCGCTGTAGATTCTGCTTTTGTTGATTCAACATGTGTTGCAACGCTCAATTCATATAGCGATTCAACTATTACCTTTGATGACTACAATGGCAACCCATCTACTCAAGCTCGTTACCGTATTAATGGGGTATTAGACGCTGGTCAATCTGTATTAAGTAATATTGATAGGGTTATGTCATCTTGCGATTCATGGATGACATATAACGCAGCACTTGGACAATGGTCTGTGGTGGTGAACAAGGCTGAGACAACAGCTTATGCGTTTGATGATGACAACATCATTGGTGAGATTCGTGTTAGTGCAACCGACATTTCATCGTCAATTAATCAAGTGGAAGCAAGGTTCCCATTTAAAGAAAATCGTGACCAAGCTGCGTTTGTAAATATTGAAACACCATCTAATCTTTTATATCCAAATGAGCCTGTCAATAAGTATTCGATTACATATGACTTGGTTAACGACTCTGTACAGGCGAACTATCTTGCCAATCGTTTGCTTGAGCAAGCCCGCGAAGATTTGATTGTCAGCTTTAGCACAACATACTATGGCATTCAAGTTAATGCTGGCGATGTTGTGTCAGTTACTAATGCTGATTACGGATGGAGTTCAAAGCTTTTCCGTGTGATGAAGGTTAACGAAGCCTCGTTGCCTGACGGCTCTCTTGGTGCAAAAATTGAGTTGAATGAATACAGTGCTGCTGTATATGACAACTTTGACATCACTCAATATTCTCCTGTGCCAAATAGTGGCCTTACTTCTGCCACTTATTTTTCTCCATTAGCTGCGCCTACAGTAACAGGCTATCCAACAGCCACTATTCCAAACTTCAGTGTTCAGGTTTATGTGCCTGTAACTGGTCGCGTAACATTTGGCAACTTGTTTTTTACAACAAGTGCTACGCCGTCTTCTGGCGATTGGCAATTATTAACGACGGCTTCTACAACAAACAGTCAGCCAGTTACAAACAACACTTATTACACATTCACCAATTTAACGCTTAATACAGGCACATACTATTTTGCTTACCTTGTTGGCAATGACATAAGCCAATCGACTCTTAGCGTTAGTAGTACTGCTTTTGTTTGGGCGCCTGTTGCTGGTCAAGGACCGACAGGCCCTACAGGTTCAGGCCCTACAGGCCCAACTGGCACGACTGGCCCTACAGGCACAGGTACAACTGGTCCTACAGGTCAGGCTGGCTTGCAAGTGGCTCGACCCGCTGTTTATCAATGGGGCCTTTCTACACCTAGCATTTCTGGCTCATCAACTTACACATGGTCTACAGGCTCTTATACAGCGCCAAGTGGATGGTCAACAACTATTACTGCCGCCCCTAGTGCTGGCTTTATTCTATATACGGCAACAGTAACAGTTACTGATGTTGCAACAGCAACAAGCACAGCATTTAGTTGGACAAGCGCAAGCATTATTGTTTCTGGTTATGCCGGGACTAATGGGGCTACAGGCCCTACAGGCGGCGCGGGCGCAACAGGCCCTACAGGTGGCACAGGAGCGGCTGGAGCGTCTGCACGCATCATGTATGCGCGTATTGCAAGCAATCCGACTCCAGTATCTGGCACGGTAACTGTATCTGGCGATAACCGACCATCAGGCGCACAAGCTAGTGCGGTGTGGGGTGGTTCATTTAATGTTACTTGGTATGCAAACGACCCTAACCCATCTAGCAATAATTCGTTATACCAATCTGATGGCATTTATAACGGAACAAGTTCATCTTGGACT